GCCTCTACGCAAGTGTGGTATTGATTCAGATACTACGCTTATTTCTTTACCTTCATTTCTAATAGCGTAATCAATTAGTATAAGCAGAATGCAAATAGTTTTACCAGCAGATGTACCACCTCTTACTATTTTAATTCTTTTATCTAACTTTCTTAATTTATTTAATGCAATAGTTTTCTTTACCTGCATACTAATCTACAAACAATGGAATATCCTCATTGATTGTAATATCTCTTGTTTCTCTGGGTTTACCAGCGTAATAATTATAGTACAGTTGTACAAATTTAAAATCACCTTTTTCTACACCTGCTTTTAATGCTTGGAATGCTGCATCTTCTAATGGACTTAATTTCTCTATTAAATTAACCTCATCTGCTTTAGATGGTCTACCTGCTCCATCTCTTTTTCCACCGTGTGCCATACTTGAAAAAACTTGTTTAATCAATAGTACAATAAAAAAACTAACTAATTGTTAATTGATCCTGATTAATTTGTTCTGTTAACTCCTTTAAACGTTTGTATTGTATTTCATAAAAACCTTCTAAAGAAACTGCTGTTTTAAAATCTTCAGGGTTAGCATTAACTGCATCTTGTACTCTTTTGTTTATTGATTTGTAATCTTCTTTTAATTGTATATCGTGTTTTAACCAATGTGGCATAAGCCTTTCAAAGTGTAATACTGTTGAATGATCCCTACCCATTGTTTTACCTATAGAAGATAATGACATTCTTGTATATTGTCTTGTAAGGTAGTAGTATATTCCACGTGCTTCTACATATTCACGTTTTCTTGTTTTTGTTGTTATATCTAATTTGTAATGTTGTTCTACTATTTCTTTTATTAATGTTGCACTCATAATTTATTTTTATAATTTATTTCTTTGTATTATTTCTTTAATTGTTAAAAATCCTGATTCGTGTATTGCTTTTTGTATTCCTGCACACGCTTCGTAGTGTTCTTCTTCTTCATATAGTTTTATTGTTTCTTCAAGTTCTGCTATATCTTTACCGTTTACTATATCTACTAAAGCAAGTAAGTAAAATTCTTCTATTAATTTTTTATTCAAGGTTATCTATTGTTATAAAAAACATATTAGAATTGTTTGCAATATCTTTTATGTCCTTAAAATCAAATGCCATAAATTTAGTATTATCAAATATATTAGCTTTTACTTTATATTTTTTTAATTTATACAACTCACGAATTATATCTACATCACATATATTAATATGTTCTAATTTTGTTCTTTTTTTGTTTTCGTAAGCATAAAAATATACTTGTGCTTTACCTTCTAATATTTTATCTATTTCTGTTTTACCATAATTTTCACTTTGTGATCTAATAGTTAAATCTTGATATGTTTTATATTTATTTTGCCTTATTCTTACAGAAACATTAAAATTTGTTGTAAATAACATATCAAAAGATAAATGTTTATCTTGATATTCACTTGATTTTTTTATTATACTAAATTTATTAAAATCAATATCTTTGTAAGATTCAGATATATGTTTTAATATTTCTTGTTCGTATTTAGTTTCTTGTTCCCTCATTTATAAATTTGTTTGCTAACAAAAACATTTGTTTATCTAATTCTATTCCAAAAGATTTTAACCCATATTCATCACAAGCCTTTATTGTGCTACCACTACCCATAAAAGGATCAACAACAAAATCATTTTTTAAAGCACTAACCTCAAGTATTTCTTTTATAAGTTCAGTAGGTTTTTGTGTTGGATGTATTAATTTACTACTATGTACTTTAGGTATTGATATAACATTACCTTTTCTATAGTTTATATTTTTCTTTCCTTTGGTACAATAAATAATTAATTCAGTTTGGTTACCCCAATCATTTTCTAAATCACCAGAACCTTTATTTTGTTTATCCCATACTATTGGTGTTTTTATTGTAAAGTATTTACTAATTATAGATTTAAAATCACTAAATACAGACCAGCTACAAAAAAAATATAAGTGTGAATTTTCTGCTGTTTTATCTAATAATATTTTACAAGTTTCATCTAATAAAAAAAACGCATCTGTTTTACTATCATTTAGCAAACCTCTACTTGTTATAGAGTTTTTATATTCGCTTCTATTGCTTTTGTAATCTATACCATAAGGTGGATCAGTTAAAACAATATCAATAGAATTATTTGGTAGTGTTTTAAGTATTTCTAAACTATCGCCATTTTTAATTTTATCTGATATATTAATTGTTTTAATTACATCACCTTGTGCTTTTCTTTTTTTATCTTTTTCATATTGTTTTGCAGCTTTTAAAAGTTTACTTGTAGTAAGTTCAATCCTTTTATTAGTTTCTTCTTTTGCTGTTGCTATTTCTTCTTCAAATATTTCTTGTGGTAAAGAAGCTATTTTCTGAAATGCTGAAGACTGATCTCTATTTATACCAACATCTTTTAAAGAATTAAATGTCGTGGTCTTCGACATTTTATTTGGACGTCCTTTACCTATATCGCTTTCGTTTAGTAACCCACCTAATATTCTTTGGGTTCTTAACTTTTGTTCTGCTATTATGTTTTGTAGTTCAGCATCTTTCTTTTCAGCTTTTGCCCAAGTTTCTATAGCTTTTACTTTGTTAAGGTATTCAACTCCTGTTTCTATTGTTCTTATTTCTGCTAATTGTTGTTTAGCATTATCTCTTAATTGTAGTGCATCCATATTTTTTATTTATAATATACCCCTCATTACATACTGATCTAAATCATTATCTTGTTCAAAGAAGTATTTGTAGTTATCTACTGCTTGTTTAAATTTGTTTTCACCTCTTGCTAAAAATTCTTCAGTAGTTTCAAATATACCTATATCAGTACTTGCTTTATCTATTACCAGAAACGTAAACTTTTTCTTATCAAATAGTTTTAAGTACAACCACGCTTGTAAATCATATCCATACTTATCAGCACTATATTTAAAGGTGTTTAGTTCGGCTGTTGTTTTTAAATCTATTATTGTATTGCCTTGTATAATATCTGCTTTACCACGAAATGCTAACCCTTCTATCATTTGTATTTCAGGTACTTCAAATTCACTATTGTTTAATAGTTTAATTGCTGCTTCATTTCTTAATACTGCATCTGTTAATCTTTCTGCTGCACTTCTTTCTTTTGTAAGAAATACCTCACCATACTTTGCTTTTGCTTCTTTATATACTTTAGTGTTTTTTGTGGTAGCATCTACAAAGTGTAACTTATCTATTTTATGGCTTTCAAGTATCATCCAATGTACTAACTTACCTGCTGCAAGTGCTGGACTATCTGAATTAGGATCACCATAATTTAATATGTTTCTATATGTTTTTGGACTTTTAAGAAGTGTTTTAAGGGATGAAGAACTTAATGCATTCTTACCTAAAAAATTATAGTAAAAATCATCTGAATACATTTGTGTTAGTATTTCTTCTTTACCCCAATGATCACCGTTTAGTAATGTTATCATAAATCAAATATTGTTGTTTGTTTTTCGTTTTGTTTATTTATTATTCCTATTGCTGTTTCAAGTATTGTTCTTCCAGCTTCGTAGTCAACCAAGTTTCTTGCTATTTTATTCATACGCTGTTTACCTTTGTAAGTATAAAAATCGTAATCGTGAAATTCACAAAGTTTTTTAATATCACCCTTTTCTATAGTATTACCTCCTAATTTTCTTTCATTCAAACTTGTAGGTAAATTAAAGTTTGTCCAATATAAATGTCTGCCTCTTTTATGTGCAGGTATTAATGGCTCATAATAAGGTATTACATTTTCTACCACATACTTACCGCTAAACATATTATCTAAAAATATTATTTCTTCATATAATCCCATATCTGGATATTTAGGATTAAAGTTTTTATGATTTTTTTGTGATATTCTTACTCTGCTATGAGTTGGACAAGGTGGACTGCTCCAAATAAAATCAAACTCCTTATAATGGTCAAGTAAATATTGGTGTGCATCAGCTACTATTACTTTATCGTTAGGGAATCGTTCTTGATATAGCTTTGCAAGTTCTTCATCCCATTCAACAGCAGTAACCTCAACATCTGTAACTTCATCCCATTTATATCTGTTACCACCAAGACAAGCATATAAGTTTAGTATCTTCATAATTCTATGCTATCTAATATTTCTATAAGTTCTTTTAGTTTGTCGTTTGTGTTGTCAGGGTTGTTATTAAGTAAGTATCTTGTTAACCCTATTGCATCGCCTATTTTACCAGCGTTTTTAAATCGTGTTTCTTTGTCCATTGTTTATAATTATTCTACTAATATAAACATTTTTTAAACAATTACAAACCTAAACTTTTTTTGGTTTCAAGTTTTTCTAACTTTTGTTCAAGTTCTACAATTCTTAATTCAGCTTTTCTTGCACGTTCTACTGCACGTATCTTATCAGCACGGTACTCACTTAAAGATATATCGTACATTTTTTCATTAGTAATATGGTTGTGTACATAAAACCCTACTTCTTGCCACGCAAAGTACATATCATTTAATGCTTGGTTATCTGGTTTTAGTTTTCTTGATTTAACTATGTGTTCACCTACTAAATTAAAGTTACTATAGTATTCTATTTCTTTGAGGTTGTTTATTTTTTTGTTCATTGTTTCTTTGTTTAAATTAATCTTTTATAAAACATATCCAATGTGTGTTCATTTTTTTACCGCTTTTATGTCCATACAATGGTTTATAATCTGTAAGTTTTAAAATTTCTTTTACAGGGAACTGTACATCACTCCATTTAAAAATTAAAGTACCGTTTGGTTTTAATACTCTAAAACATTCTTTAAAACCTTTTTTTAACATATCACGCCAATCACCTTGTAAGCTACCATACTTTTTAGTTATTTGGCTTTCTGTTTTTTGTTGTATATGTGGAGGATCAAACACAACGTGCCAAAAAGTATTATTAGGTTGTTTAATATCTGTAAAATCACCTATAATATCAGGATTAATTATGTTTGTTTTTGTACCACAAGGGTATGTATCTATATGTGTTTCTTTTCTCTTATCTATAAATAACGCTCTTTTATCTTGTTTATCAAACCACATACCTTTTACACTACAGCATACATCTAATACTTTTTTATTCATTGTTTCTTTGTTTAAATTATTTCTGCTTCGCTTACATCTAACAAAGCAATTTCTTTAGGAATTTTTTTATTGTTCTTAAATTCTGTTGTGGTATTATGGTATTGTATTTGCCAAACAGGATCAACAATATACAAATTAAATCTATATACACCAGAAGGTGTAGAATTTACATACATAGGTATATCTAAATTATCATCACACTTTGCAATCATAGCATCATACTTTTTCTTTTCTATAAGTAAAGTATCGTAATGTACCGATCTACATTTTAACTCAATACGATGATATGTTTTAGGACTGTAACAATCCCACCTGCTCATTTGGCTTTTTGCTTTTACTAAATCAGGATAACAACAAGAAACTAAATACTCAAAAAGTTCTTCTTCTTTCAATCGTTGTACTGTTTGAATATCTTATTTAGTTTATCATACACACCATT